GGTATCGGATCATTACCGAGGTACTCAGCAAACGCATCAATGTCTATCGAATCCGGCATAGTCATACCAAAATAAGTCACATCATAAGGAGGATCGGACTTATAGTTGTGTGTTTCCGGTACACGAAGCACTCTGGCCGCGTCAGCAGTTACCGCTGGATCTGCTAAGAAGTTATGCTCTGCGCATAAGCGTTTGAGTTTCTCAGCTACAGGTAACCAAGTCTCTAGGTCAACAGCTTCTTTCAGCATCCAGTATACATGCACACCACGCCCTGAGTTTATCATCAGGGGTCTAGGAAGTGATACCTTACGGCAGAAATCCTTTAATGCACCTATTGCTTCCTGTTGAGTTTGAAAATCTTTACTAGGGCCGCAATCCAAATCTAGGAAGAACGCCCTAAGTTGTTTTACGTTATCTACTTTCCGCGAGCCGGCGTCATGAAACGTAGCCAATGCGAAGTATGTGTCAAAACCCTGCTCATCAAACTTATGAGCGTTTTCTATTACAGCGTCTATTGAGTCGTAGAATTTCTGTGTTCTTCTGTCATCAGCACTACGCGATGCAAAAACACAATAAAAACCACCTTCCCCTAACGCTCTCCTTAAAAATTCTGTCGTTTCCATATCCACCACCAAGAGAAGCCGTGGCTACGTCATACCCGTCCCATGCAGTAGCCACGGTATTAAAAGAAGCTAGTCGTCCCAATCTGCTACGATAGCATCTAACTCTTGGTCTTTTTTAGGAGTAGCGGTTTTTTTGGCTACCTTTTTAGGTTCCTTGATCTCCCCGTTTACTTCCTGTTTAGGGGTGGAAGCGAAGGGGTTAGCGTCTGGAGCCTCAAAACCATCTACCGTATCGAATGGTGAAAATGCTTCCATAGGAACATACTTGATAACCTGTACAGCCCGCAACCGTAGAGATACTCCCGTTCCCATCGAACCGTGATAGGGGGAGGGCACTACTGCAACATTCACCGTACTCCCTGTGGTGAGTAGGAAATCACCATTTAACTTACTGTTCTTGGCGTCGAACTGGGCTGGTTTTCTGGTAGCATCTTTACCATAAGCCCCTTTCAAACTAGCCTTGAATATATAGGTTCCGTCCTCCTCCTTAGTGAACGGATTAGTGAGCTTCTCGGGCCAATCTTTCTCAGATCCGGCCTTCTTGTCGTAGGCTTCCGTCATAACTGTGAATAACTTCTTAGCCTGTGCTTTCGACATACGAAAACTAAGCTCATACTTGGCACCATCATCAAATGGATCACAAGGCACCGACCTTCTTTCTTTCTGGTCGAACCGATAGGTTCCATTTATACGAGGCCAAAGAGCCTCAACATCGTCAATAATAAAAGCTGGATTTGTTTCAGCCATGTTCTATCTCCTGTTCTCTAGATTGAAATCCATCCACAACTGCGAATGGTGACGTTCTCGTACCCCCGTAAAGTGGTGTAAAATCAAGAGTAATAGCCTTGATAGTATCAGGGTGATCTATCATCTTGGACACCACTTGCAACTCTTCATCCTCCAGAGGGCGACTAGGTTTGAAGAAGAGTTTTGGTGTATCACTGTTTGCATCAAAATATATTTGCGTGACTACAGCGATAGCTGGTGTGTCGTGGTCTTTCAAAAAACGTGCATACGCTTGCATAGGCATATTCCCGTCCTTCGTTTGACCAAATACAGACGTAGCAGGTAATCGTAATTGATATACCGTACCTAGTTCATCGTCCATAACGACAGCTAGTCTTTGTGAAAAACGACAGGCCCGACTGCTCCCATAACCAGAACCTCTTATATTCTGCTTACAATCCAGACACCTAGCCGCTTGTCGTTGATCTTTAGGCACATCCTCTGAAGGAGTTTGTGTATCCGCTGACCAACAGGTAGGCAACCCTACTTTCTCAGGGTCAAAGTCGCTTTGGTAGTAAGTACGCGATATAGGAGCCGCATTTACGATGATACAGGATACAGAGTCCTCAACATCGTTGAACTTCTTATCACGTATACTAAGACGACGTAGCTCTTCGTGAGGCATTAGATATCTTCATCCTCATCAAATTCATGAGGGACTTCTAGTGGCCCATCATCAAGGTCTATAGCATCTCGTCCATTTTTAGGGACAGACAGAGCCGCCACTACTTCATCAATGGAAAATCTGTAGGTATTACCCACCTTAATGTAGGTATGTTTCGGGATATGGTTCTTCCTGATCCAACCCCGAATAGTGGATATGGATACTGAAAAGTGATTAGCCACATCCTCGATTGGCACATAAGCTGCGGTCATTATTTCTTCCTAACTGAAATTGTAAATTCGCTGTCCACATTTAGACCCTTTGGGACAACATCAGGGTTCTCCTCAAGGAATTGTCGCACGTTGGCTTGGTTAAGACGTTTCTCAAAGAACTCGGGAACATCATGCTCTCTAATAAAACTAAACATATTTTCCCAATCGCTAGTCCAATATCTCGTCCTGACCTGCCTGTAAAACAAACCCTCGGAAGTCCTAACGCTCTCAACACCATGCTCCTTGCAGTGCGCTAGGAGCGCTTTCTTTATGGCGTCTTGTTGAGTTTTTAGCCCGTCATCCTCCTCCTTAAACTTGGTGGACAACTCACTACGTTTGGATTTTATCTTTAGATACACCTTGGTCAGTGTCTCTAGATCAGCACAAACCCCCATCTCCCATTCTCCCAAATCTTAGTAGGAAGCGCATACTATTATCAGGGAGTATGCTAGTCAAGCAACTTTTTATATAAATCTATAATTTGTGTGTGAACGTCTATTTTACTATCTAACAAACTGTAAACATGTTTCTCCACACGTGATCCCTCTAGCTGGATGACTGTACATTTATGCTTCTGACCTGCCCGATGCACACGGGCATTAGCTTGTGCATAAGTCTCCAGAGAGCTGGTCGGCCCCCACCACACCACCGTATTTGCGGCAGTCAATGTCACACCATGAGCGGCGGCGGCTGGTTGTAGTACAAGAACTCTAGGATCATCCTGTTCTTGGAATAGCTTGAATATCTCAGTACGTTTACGGGCAGGTACATCCCCCTGAATTATATCGTTTGATATACCGTCTTTCCTGAGTTTCTCAGAGAGGATACTTATAGTGTGTTTGAATGGTACAAAGATAAGAACTTTCTGGCTGGATTCATCAATGACCTCCCGAAGCACCTTGTACCTATGCTTGATATCAAACTCCAGTGCGTCTTTATTATCGGTGTAGATCGCACCAGAAGATATTTGCAGGAGTTTATTCATATTAACCGCCGCATTCACAGCAGTAATTTCCTCGCCAGCCGCTTGCATAACCATCTTATCACGGAGTTGCTTATAGTATTTCTTCTGCTGTCGTGTCAGTTCAACTTCCCGTTTAACATAGATCATGTCGGGGAGATCTAAGCAGTCATCCTTGGTGAAACGTATGGCTGGTTGTAATGCCCTAAATACTGTTTCTGTAGCTGTGTCCTTTGGTACCCACTTAAAATTTGACACCTTATACATAACCATGTCCCTAAACGAACCGAAGAAACGTGGTACTGATTTAGGGTTTACTAACTTAGCCAGACCATAAGCATCCAAGGGGCTTTGGGCCGCAGGGGTTCCGGTCAACATCCACAGCCAAGTCTCAGGCTTCATTATTTTATCTAGTGTTTTCCAGCGTTTAGTCTGCGCATTTTTATAATGAGTAGCTTCATCTGCGATAATAAGGTCAAAACCACCATCAGCTATAGTGTCAGATACAATCTCTACACCATCATAGTTTATTATTATGAACTCAGCCCCACCCTCTATTATCTTACGCCGCTTATCTGCTGAACCATAGGCCACGTCTACGCTTCTGTGCATGGCAAAACTAAACAAGTCACTACGCCATGCGCTGTCCATGATCGAGAGCGGGCATATTACTAATACACGTTTTATCAGCCCTTGCTTCATAAGAAAGTCTGCCGCCCATATAGCAGAGGCGGTCTTACCCGTACCCTGTTCGTTGAAGCAAAAGGCTTTCCTGTGTTTGGTTAGAAAAGCTGATGTACTTTTTTGGTGCTCAAAGGGTTTATACTGCCCGGGCCAGTTGTAACGTCCCTGTATAGGTGATGGCACGTTTATATTTAATTTTTCTAGTTTGTGAGTTTCGTTAACGCCCCATTTTACCAGTACATTATTATCTTCGAGTTTACGACTTTGAGGTATGTTGGTGGTAACTTGTTCTGGATCACGTAATTTTAGTAGTATTGCTATATTATTTATTATCTCCACTGCCGCTCTCCCTGTGTAAACTAACTTTTCTTTTTCCTCGGCTTCTGTCCGTTCCTACTACGGTTCTCACTAGGGTCCATTAATCTGTATCCGTCTGCATTAGTGCCACCTTTACTCAACATTTTATTGTGGCTTATATCCTTACCTTTTCTATAACTCTTACCTTTTTTCTTATCCACTGCCCGCCTTGCCCTCTGACGCTCCATACGGTTTTTATGCTCGCCGCGCTCCTTCTGTTTCTGGTATTCATGTTTATAAGGGCGGGGGGATTTCGTATAAGGCATTAGTTTCTCCCGTTATGGGCACATTCTGTTACGGCGCAGTGGCGTCTACATAAACCGCTAGGTCGCGGATTCCATACATCATTTTCAAAAGCCTGTTGCATACTGGAATAATCGGATAGCCACTTATCCCACAGTATGCTTTCCATGCTTCTCATGTATACATCTTTTATCAGGTCTTTGGATACTACAAATAGCAATCCAGCCCTTACCTTCTC